AGTTTCCAATCGCCTTGTCGAACTACCATTTGATATACTTTTTCTATTAAAGTATATTCGTTTATTTCTCCATCTTCCCACAAATCTTCATCAGGTACTTCTTCCCAATTATCTACATTGAATCCATCAAGAGTACCTATTTCCTGTTTTCTTCTTGTGTAGTATTCATGATATTCTTTCTTATTCATCTTCTGTCTCCTTTTCTGCCATGTGTTCTACAAGTCCATCATATATATGACAGTATATGTTTGCTTGTATTTGGTCATGTGCATTACCATCAGTATTTATGTCAGGCTTCTGTGTCATCAACCAACTATTATGTGCTGCATATTGACCAATATCATAATAGTATATAGGAACTGCATTATCAGCTATCTCGTGCATCACATCATCACTATCACTG